CATCGCACCAAGCCCCGTGATGCTGCGGTCCGCGAAGTCGGTCAGGCTTTTCAGCACTAAATCCTTTTAAGCGTGAGCCGTTAGGCAGTATGTACGAACTTCGTGACTTATTCCAAGCGTTGGGGTCATATACACCATAGCGAGTAAGTACGCTTATGATGCCAGACTCACCTTCAAAGCAGGTGTCAATAACGTCGGCACTTGTTGGTGCAACTACAGCCCATCGTGTGTTGGGGTTAGTTACTGCCTTCCAAACTATCCACTCCGCGCCCGTCCTCGTCTTGCCCCACCCGCGACCCGACAGGATCAGCCAAGTTCTCCAAGTCGTCTCTGGTGGTAACTGATTCGCTCTCGCTGATAGGTTCTGCCATTGCACTCTCGCCTGTGCTATTCGCATCGTCTCGTGTGAGTAACGCGGCAAGTTCTCTAACTGCTCTGTCAATACTGTCATCGCCATCCCAAGTTGTTATCTCTTGCTCTATCTTAATAGGCTTATCTAGCCCAAGCAATCGTGCCCTTCTCTCCATTAAGCGGATGATAGTCAATACTGCTCTTGTATCGCCCTTCATAGCAGATGGCCATACAGCCACTTGGAGGCGGTCTAAGCGGTCAACTTCTTGTGTGCGTAATTCATCTGCGGGCTGCTGCATCGTGCGCTTGATAGCCCTCTTATAGGCTGCATATGCCCCTGTGTGGTCAGCGTACCCAACTTCCTCAGCGATGCGTTGCCAAGTTAATCCAGCACGGCGTAGGTCTAGTACCTTGATCTCTCTATCAACCAACCCTGGGCTTGGAACCGCAGCATTGTGATTTGACAGATGTGCATCCTTTAGATTCTCATTCATACTTTTTGTACTTTTCGTTTAGTATTTTAGGCACGGCATTGTCCCACTTGATGAAGTGGTGAAGTCGCCTGTCGGTAATTCCCATAGGCTTCACCTTAACACAGGACGGTGCCATCATTACCGAGTAGAAGGACTTTACATAAGTACCTAAATGCAGGTAAATATCCGTCAAGCCGCCTTTGACCTGTTGAGTCTGGGCTTGTTGTAACTGGGTTCGTGCCACAGTAAAGAATAGCCGCCCTCTAGAGCCGTGTACTACATAGGCATTCACATCTTCGTTGATCTTGCCAAAGAATTCCACGGGTCTGTCTGTGCGAAAAAAGAACCCATTCATAGCCTTACGCATAAGTTGCTTGCGCCAATTCTGGTTAATGCCACCAATAAAGTCTCCGCCTTGGCTAAATGCCACGGTATCGGCATTGGAATCAACAAGGAACTTTACAAAAGCATCCACAAGCGCATCAAAGTTGGTGATAAGTTTTGTGTGTAACTTGCCATCAGACTCGGACTTGTAGTAGAAAATACTGTAATCGTCGTCAAACTGTAAGATGTAGTCATAACCTAGTTCTTTGGCTATGCGTTGCGAGGCATTTCTGGCATACACCACGGCTCGTCTATCATCTTGCGTATCAGCAACATCAGTAATAAGCGCCTCAGCCTTTTTGTCAAACTGAATTACATACTGATCGCCATACATAGTGAAGTATTCTTCGGCTCTTTCATCCTCATTATCTATGATGATGTAGATTTCACCTGTATACCCAGACCTTCTTAGTGCCTGTACGGTCTTAACATTATCTGGGCGCCCATAAGTCAGGATAAAGACGGCAAACTTATACTCACTCATCTGACTCAGACTCTAATTCGTCTACTCTGACCATTAAGTCTGCATAACCGCGAGCGATAGCATTATCAAGGTCAATGATTACCAGCGCAGATGCTTCAAGTAGTTTTTGCACATTTGCTGGTGCGTGAGCGTAGTACTCAGCGATCTTTGAGTAGTTAAATACAACGTGCCTATCGGCTGCCAACATAAGGAAGTTGTGCAATTCTGGATCAACCTTAGCCTCGGCTATCTCTGCCTTAAGGTGGTTGGCTGTTGCATCGTTAAACAATTCTAATAGTTTTGGCTGGTCGCCTACGACTTCATAGTGCGGGATATCAACCTTGTGTGTATACAAACTGGTATCTGATGCCTCGCGTGGCATATAGTCAGCCTCAAAGCCAAGGTCAATCAAATCCCAGTCAGAGTTCTCAAGTTCCAGTAATTGTGAAGCGAGTACATCTTTATCCCACTCAGCCAATTCGGCGGTGCGGTTATCTGCAATTGCATAGGCTTTAGCGGTATCGGCATCCCAGTTATCGGGAACTTCCGTAATTGCAATCTCGTGCCAGCCAAGTTTTTGTGCGGCTTCCAACGTTCCGTTGCCGGCAATCACTACGCCATTATGAACAACAATGGGCTTGCGTTGCCCAAACTTTTCAAGACTAGATGCTATTGCATCCAAGTTTTTGTCAGAGTGTTTTCTGGCGTTGTTGGGGTCAGCCGTCAACTCTGAGATTAGTTTTTGTACTACCTTCATATGCCTTCAACTCTATTCTTGCGTCCAATAAGTCATCCACTTGCTCTAAGTAGAATTCCCGCTGGCTATAGGTTAGCCTATTTCCATACCTATCCTGCAATTTTAAGCGTAGATGACTCAATGCCTCATCAACTTCATCTATTGTTAAATCATCCACTATTACTTGCATATCCAAGAGTATAGACCTTTTCCAAGATACTGCGTAGATTATCACATAACTTAACTAATGTGGCGTTTCAGATACGCGTTTTGCAAATCGTCAATGTCGTAGTATCTTGCCCCACCGATTATCTTACTTTTAATGCCATCTTTTTTTGCCCACCTATAGATGGTTGCTTGCGACACTTTAAAGACCTTCATCGCTTCCTTAAGAGTCAGCACTTAATACTCTACCCAGCAAGCGCCATTTAGCACTATCCCACGAAGTACCGCACGCTCGGCACTTAATATCATCAAAATTGGTCAATGTCCTTGGGTTAATAAGCAACTTAGCCCCACATACTTCGCCTTTGTCGTCTTGGGTCGGACAGGTACCTATAGGCACTAAGTCTGACTTATATCCTAGTACGCTGGATATGCGGTTACTTATATTGTTAATGTCCTTTGTAAGATTATCCAATTCTGCATAATGCTCAAAGATCCACTCGGATTGACCCATAATATATTTGACGGTCATTTTAATTTTGTTGATTTCTTCGCCCCTGAATGTGATGCGAGTATGTTCACGCACAATTCTTATTTTTAACTCGTGTGCGGTGATGGGCTTACTGATACCGCCAGTACGCAAGTCTAATGTCTCTAATCGGACAGGGATAGGCGGTGTCTTGCTTCCGCCTACCCTCTCTCCATACCCTTTACTGGGCAGCAATTCCTTTTCAAGTTCAAAGTATTTGTCTGGGAAAGCCTTTAATTTTGTCAAAGCAAAATCCCAACAAGATTCGCATACTGAACGCTCTGTGGGTTTGCGGCACAGAACGCATTTCATAGCGAGCGGTTATCTCGCTTTGCCTTATATGCCTCAACCTGCTTGCGGTCATAAAGAGCATTTCTGCCTACTTTATTTACCCAGACAATTTGTTTGCGATACTGCATCTGATAAAGATTATTGCGCGTAATCCCCAGCAGTTCACAAACTTCATCACTTGTCATTACCGCACTTGAGTCAATACCTAAAATGGCCATTCCTGATTTCCTTCTGTTTTAGGTGCGGCTGATTTGCGCTTTAATGTGCCAACTACGGCAATCATTTTTGCTTTAACTTCAAAGCCTGACTTGGTTTCTCCGTCACGACCTTTATACTCAAATGCCTTTAAGTCACCTTTTACAAGTAACTTGGTGCCTTTTAGTGGTGTGTCTGCTGTCCATTCAGCCAAATCACCTGTCGCTGTGATTTTCCACCATACTGTCTCGCCTAGAAACCACTCACCATTTTTGTATTCGCGTGGGGTTTCAGCAAGACTAAAGTTGCTGACGGCAAAATCACCTTTTGAACCTTTAATGAATTTTAGTTCTGCATCTCCACCAGCGTTACCAATAAGTTCTATCTGAGCCATAATTTTCACCTTCTGTTAGTTGATATGAGCCTTCGTTGTCCAATAATACCTTACTTCCGTCTGGAAGGTGTAAGGGATACTCGGCGGGTTGCGCCCAACTTGGCACTATCCAACCCATCTCTATGGATTTGGCAGGGTTCATATGTATTGCATTGGTTCCCATATTGTGGCATTCGTGGTGAACCGCTATAAGATTGCAGACTTCATCCTTGCCGCCTTGCGACTTTAACCTGCGATGATGTAGTGCAAAGTTTTGACCCACCTTGCCACAGGCTTCGCAATAATTGCCAGCCCTGTTGAGCACAATTTCTGCTATTTTCTTATCCATTAGATACCATAAATTTGATGTCGCCTCCCGTAAAGACATCATACTTGGATGCCGCCTTAATCGCTATGCGTATGCAATTTTTGGCTTTTGCCACAGTATCGGATTGTCCAGCCTTTAACGCTTCAAGCGCGCCTAATGCAAATCGTTCGCCTGAACCTGCCACATAGATGTTGTCGTTGGTTCTTTCCCAGCCATAATCTTCGTCAATGCGATAGATACAACCTCGGACACAAATAATAAAGATGTTGTCTTGTAGTACCGAACCTTCGTCTTTTTTGTACTCATAATCGGCTGCATCAAAACATTTGCGTATGGATGGAATTAAGATACTTGTTACATATTTGTCCAAGTTGTCTATTTTTATTGGCGGACATACCCAAGCGTGTTCCAATAAGTTGATTCCGCGTACCGCACCAGCGCCAGCGATTATCACTTCACCATTCTTGAAAATCTTGCCCGCAGGTATGTCTATTGAAAATCCATCTTCGCCTGATGATTGCGAGTCTGAACCAATTACAGCCCACCCATCTCCCTCAATAGCCGCGATGGTTGTCATTGTTTAATTCTACCCTAGACATAAGAAAACCCACAGGGAGGCAAATCGCTGTGGGTTCTCTTTTGTCACCGCTTCTCCGATAGGTAACAATTGCTGCAGGGAATCAGCCCTGCAACAAAACTATACTAATACCAAAAGTTCCTATCCCAAAATTGTAAGGCTTGGCAAGGGCTTCCATATCTGGAGTCTATATAGGTTAAACCTAACCGAACCTGCTTATGAACGGGTGTCTTGGGGTCTAGCCCTAGTATCTGTGGGATACCTCCTGCGTGGACTTGGACTTTTTTACCATTCTTTACAACCGTTACGGCTGTTTTATTTTTGGCATCTGGTCGCCAATTTGACTCATTAGTCCATAATTCCTTAAGGCATCCCCATTGGTTTTGACCCCAACCAAAAACATTTAACTGCTTCTGTGCGCTTATTTGTGCTGCTTGCGCTGTACGAATGTCTACCTTTTGTGGCATTTTAGGACTTTGAGCATCGGCTGGTGCTGCCAGCAAAATACCTACCGCAAGTGCGGCTACTGAAAGGCATTTTGCCAACAACTTCAGCCTTCACCCTTCTCCTTTACCGCAACCTTCACCATAGTTTCCTCCCGTTGATTAGATTCAGCATCGCTGTTTCCTTTCGTCGTTTGTATTGTCTTGCAAGTGTTGCACGACAACATTGTAGCCATAAGCCACTTACCACATCCGAGACAATGCACTACACCTTCCATAGTTTGCTCACCTCATCTCGTAACTGATCTATTGTGCCATTGTTTGATAAATAATGATCAAAAGACCACGAATCCATATCGGTCTCTGAGCGGTGGAGATTGACTGGTGTGTCCTTCTCTATGCGGCTTATGCGCCAAATCTCTCCGCCGCGCCACTTGATTTCTTCGGCTTCGTTCCTGAACCTTACATCCGAGATGACAACTTTGTCCGTTTTGGCAGTATTATGTAAGGTAAGTTCCACCCAGATTTGTGGGTCAATCAATTCTCGCCCGACCTCGGTTCCCATCACTTGCAGTACGCGCCGAACCTCTGGCACCTGCTTGGCAATTTCCCACCCCTCAAGATCAACAACGTGCGCAAGGCGTAATCCGTCAAGGGTAACTATAGGGTTCAAGAGGTAGCAAGCATTTCTAATAATATCTGCAAATGCTATGCGTGAGTACCCATAGTCCTCTACCAAAATCCTAGCAACGGTGTCTTTACCTGCCTGTGCATAACCACTTAGTCCAATAATCATTTAAGCACCTTTTCTCTTTGATATTTTTTTATGGCTTCGGTCTGCGCTGCTTTACACGCAACACAAGTGGGTTCACCTAACTTAAGGTGGCGGCTATATCCTGCGCGTGTTCCGCATTGTGCAATTTTTCGTTGCGTTCCTCGTTTTACTTTGGGCTTTGTGCCACTTTCACAAGCCAAACATTGGTAGGTTTTAGTGCAAAAACAATCAGCCATTAACTTGCCTCCACCTCTCCTGCTCCACATTCTTCACAATCGGGCAACTTTTCTCCATTAGGTACTGGGGTTGGATAATCTGTAAAACATTCATAGCAGCGATATGTAAACGGGTAGCAAGCCTTACAAGTGTAAGCCCCACAACCGTATGTCATCTGTTATCCGTCTTATAGAACCCAGACCCACGAAAGATTGAAAGTATTGGTGCGTATACTTTGGTCATATTTTTACCGCATAAAGGACATGATGGGATGCTGCCATCGTGGAACCCTTGTTGTATTTCTAGCATAGTCTTGTCATCATTACAACGGAATTCATATGTAGGCATTAAAATAGTTTCCAATCTTTAGGCGCGACAATCCATAAAGTGCATTCGTTGCCTTCTGGATTTTTAACTGTTTTGCCACTATCGGCTATGAAACCATCTATAACTAATGACCTGCGGCTGGCACTTATGCTTTGGTGCTTGCCATTAAGTTTTGCCTCCAACTGAAAGTCGGCTGCCCCACCTGACTGGTAGATGTAGTCGTAAATCCTGCGGCGTATGCTGCCAGTTTTAGGAAGTGCTTTTTCGGCTGCTGCACGACTTGTGTTGCTGGCATAGTTGGCAATAAAGACCACATTGTCGTCAATGTTTACCATTGGATGCACCTAACGCTACATTTGCACAAATATCCTGAACCGCTAGTAGTGCATTTTCTAGACCGTTCTTCATAACACGCTTGCGATCATCAGTTAAGTCAATGGCACATATTTCATCATAAATCCTGCCTCGGATTTGTGCTTCCAAGATGCGCACCATTGTTTTGACGGTCTCTTGACCTTCTGGAGTATCCAGAATTAGTTGACCGTCCTTTACTTTCCAATGATTATTCTTACAAATAATTTTCATCGTATGCCCCCTTTTCAATGTTAAACATACCAATCAAAACTGCTGGTGTGATACAAGACACCGCAACGACTATGAGGATTCCTAACATTCTTCCTCCTTGTAGTAGAAACTTTTGCCGCACTTAATGCAGGTAATTTCCTCATTGACATTACCCCAGTCATCTGTCTCGAAGTCCTCTGTCCAGATGTTGTCGCATTCATCGGTTTCAGCCCATTCGCGGCAGACTATTTCTCGCGTGATCGTGTGTCCA